TGTTTATATTCGGTGTAGAATTCGGTCTTGACGAACGACTTTACCTTCGAGCAAGAAGATAAAGTGGGGAGTGACCCGTTCAAAAACTCATGCACGGCGCGAAGCTGAGCCTTGCGCCGGTCATTGTAGGTCGTCGAAGCGAGCCACTCTTCGAAGTCCAGGGGCTCTACTGCAGCAATGTGAATCGCGCACCAGCGATCCACAAAGGCAGCGAGACGCACGAAAAGCGCCGGATCAGAGTCAGGCACGTCGCGCGCAACGCGCTTATAAACACCTTCGCGCACAGTCGGAGCGTCGTTCGGGTCGAGACAGAGGGGTGCAAAACCGGGTACAGACCCAAAAGGCAGACGTTGATAGAGAGCGCGGCGAGGACGAGAGGTGTAAGGGGCGTTGAAGAGTGGGTCAGCAAGTGGCGTACAGGGATGTTCAATAGGAATTTCAGAAACCCGTGCTCCGAGTGCAAACTGCCTAACGCGGCCGGAGGACTGGCCGCGGGGACCCCGAAAAAATAGAGTCCATCAGCAGATTGAGACGTGCGTACCACCGCTTCGGCGGCGTTGCGGCTACCAGACAAACACTGAGTTGAGCACTCAGAAGGTATGTTGAGACCTCCAAAGCGAAGCGAAATGGAGGAGATGGCAGAAATACGATCTGAGGCGTTGAACGGAAGTTCACGAAGCACGCCGGCAACAACGGTCGGCGAGTAAGTCAGGGTTGTGGTAGGATTAATCGGAATGTCATGTACCATGGGGCCGTGGTAGACCATGCTGATGGCCTCAATCAACTGGACCGCGCCAACCGCCATGCGAACGTAGGGGTGGACGGAGTCCTTGAGTAGAGGGGCAAGCACGGAAGTACCTAGAACAAAAGACAACGGGGTCAAAACAGATGATAGTGAAGCCTTCTGATAAAGATGAACCAAGCCTAGGCGCAAACGGGAATCGAGGCGAGCGACACCACGATCGGATACAAGACGAGTATCGTTTGTACCCTGCATGACAACCATTTGCTGTGCTACAACACAGCGAGAAAAGGCTTGGCGAAGAGGTGACTCGGTACTGAGCGAGACAAACAACCTCGGGAGACCAGTGGCCATAGAACCGAGCTCACGGAGTGCTTCCCCAGATAAAATCACCCCTGCCTGCACAGGAGCAGGATCTAGTGTGGCATCAGGGGGGGGTGGTGGAGGGAGAGGCATCATGGGGAGAACAAGTCTGTCGGTAAAATGGTGAACCACATCACCAGCCATCCGTGTGATATGCCCAAATGTGCGTCCCCACCAGCCACCAGGGGCAGGTGCAATAACAACGGGAGCAGGAGGCAAGAGAAGCACAGGGGGCACAGGTGCAGCACCACCAGGAGGTGGCGGCGGCGGCGGAGGCGGAGG